ATGTTGCAGAGATTTCACACTCAGGCCTGTCTTTATGTCTGTATAATATGTCTCCATATTTGTAACATCTTGTATAAGTGTACTGTTGATGTAAATCCACACCAACTTTTTTACATAAAAAAGGTAGCATGGTAGTAGATAGTGTTTCCATGGCAATGTCACAATATGAATTATAAGTGTTTGGTATTTGATCATCTCCGTCTCGTCCAAAAATAGCATCATACGGAGAAATATAATTTGCATTTCTCATAAAGACGTAAGCATCTCTTTTTAATAAAAAATATCTATAACAAAAACTAGCTAATTCTTTTGATATGGCTTTTTTACATACTTCATAATTTTTTTCTTTAAAACTCATTTGCTCTCCTTTACTTAAATGGCCACCCTAAAGTCCACATCACTAAAGAATACCTAGTGCCTGATGTTACTGGAGTTACCTTGTGTTGTACAAAAGATGGAAAGACTATAACTGCCCCTTTTTGTCTTGCTTCTTTTATCACTACTTCAACACCGCCTGGTGTTTGTATTACAAAATCACCACCTTCATATTCTGAACCATCAACTAAAGGAACGGTCATTGATAGTTTTCTTACTTTGCCAATATACTCAGGTATGTGTAAACTATTATGTGGCGCTTCATGCATATCAGCATGGTAATCGTAATGTCCGTTATCTACATATTTTGTAAACTGTATAGCCTCATGCATGTGTGTTTCAAAGTTCCAACCTGCATTAATATTAGCTATGCTAACTAATGGTTTTAAATGTCTATATATCCACCAATCATTTAACCACGCTACATTTGATTTTCTTCTGACATGTAAATCTTTATCAGATAAATTTTCTTTTGTCGTAAGAGATTCACCAGCTATACCAGCAGATATTTGTCTTTTAGTATTGCCGTAATCAATAACATTGTCACAAAAAGAAGAGGGTAAACAATTGACAAAATTCCAATTATAATTTCTCAAAATCATCTGAATCTCTTCTCTATCGCTTGTACATTAAAATGTATAAATTTAAAAGGATCTTTTGTTTGTGGCACGTACTCGTGCATGATGTATGCTGGTATAAGTATTAATGTGCCAGGTTGTATTTTCCAACTAATGTAAGAACTTGACATCGTTAGTTTGGTTTTGTCTTGTTGTGGTAAGCTAATCATATCTAATCTAGTTCTTGGATCATGAAACATTGGATATGAACCTTGTGCATCTAAAAAATAAAAACCAGAAACATGACTATTTGCATGCACATGTTGTGGGTGTGTGCCGCCACCGTCTTTAGGAAACTCTTGCACCCACATCTCTGTAAAATGTAATGAATGGTTTTTTAACGAGTAACCCATGTCTAATAAAAACTCTGCAGACTTTTGTCCCACGTAGTCATAAAAAAATTTTAATTTTTTATCTGAGGCTATTTCATTTGAATGGTAAACGTATCCGTAGTCAGTGCCTCTTTTTTTTATAATATTTTTTAAAACTGTTTTAGCATCATCTAAGTAAGGTTTGCATATAGTATTAAGTTTATCTACCCACTCAGGTTTTTCTTCATAATGTATAGGCGTTTGAAAAAACGTGTCTTTTATCATACTTTCTGTAGGTGTATTTACCACGATCCTGTCAAGAAAACAATTCTAAAAAATACTGTTGCAGAACGAAAAAATATGCTTACATTAGGTTCTCACCAAAATTAACAATCACAGGAGATATTATGACTGAACAAGAATATTTAAAAGCTATTGCTGTCCTTGCTGATAAGGTGAGCAACTATCATGAAAGACTATTAGCCGTAGAAAGAGACATGGAGCGTCATTTAAAAGAGTGTAATCATCACAGTCATACCTCAGATCCAAGTTGTCCAATATGTGAAGGACAAGGCTGTGAGTGTCAACAATCTACTTAGGCGTTTCGCCCAACATATCTGCTAATGATGGAGCAAATACTTTAACATCTCTTCTGATTTTTTCAGCAGTTGTTGAAGTGTTTGGATTATCTATATCAGCTTGCATGGCTTCCTCTGACTCATATTCTTGGCCAGTATCTGTATTAGTCAATGTAGTTTCTGTTTTTACTTTGTAATGCGGTATACGTCTACCGTCCTCGGTAGTAATGTGTCCTAACAATTCTGCAGGTTCAACTATTGGCATTTCTATCTCCTTTTAAAATTAATGTTGAAACTTACTATAATTCTGTCATCTTGTGAATTATTTTCCTCAACTTCATGGTTTAAATATGAAGGAAAGAATAACAAAGTCCCGTTTTTTGGTTGAAAGTTTACCCTGTGTGCTACATGAATACTATGATTTTCTACTTTCGGTGGTGACAAAACTTCAGCTTGTGGTTTTGGATCATGAAATATTATTTGACCGCTATTCTCTGGAACTTGCAAATAAAACACACCAGATAAAAAATTATAAGGATGATTATGTAATTTGTTAGAAGATCCAGGTGGATTTATGATACCCCACATCCCTGTCATTTCGGGCATATACATTTTTTGCACACCTAAATGCATAAAAGCCTCATCAGCAAAATTAAAAATTTCACTACGTAAATTAGAAAAATTAGGATGATTGTGTAAATTATCTTTACTGTGCCAACCTCCATTAGTGCTTCTCCCTTTTACTCCGATTTGATCTTCTTTTTTGAATTCTATAATGTCATCTTTTAAACTAGAATAACCTTCTAAATTAAATGAAAAAACTGGAGTAATAAAAAACGAATGTAAATTAAGTTGAGCATCGCTCATAATTGTCCCTTTGTAACCTCCATAAAACTTACAATTATATGCACTTGATTAGCTGCATTTGCTTGAGCTTTCAAGACATCAGATTCTTGTAGGACAAGAGGCTGAGATAAAAGTTCTGTGGTAGTATTAGTGGCTACACTTTTAGCTTTAAATATTTCAAAGGTTGCAGAAGATCTAACTACTTCTAAGTCTACTAATGTTGTGCTACCAGAGTCATTACAAATCAGAATAGATTTTACTATATCAGTTGTAGGAGGTACGGGCGGTGTTGCACCTGGATTGGCTGTAGGCACAGTTAGTATAGTGGTCAAATCTGTGGTTGTAAGATCAGCCATTGCACTTTTAAATGTATTAGCCAATGAAAAATGTCTCCGACTCTGCTTGTTCTTTTAAATCTTGTTGAAAGTTTGTATTAAGTAAAAAAACTATTTGCTCTAACAATCTTATCATCTGGTCGAATTGACCTGCATCGTATTGTTCTGTTGCGTTTGGAAGTCTAGTAATATTAATTTTAGCCATTATCTTCTACCGTCTGGTCTTATTTGTATTTTTTGCGATCCTAATCTCCAAGGTGTGTCTCCAATAGTATTAGTCTGATATTTAATTTTTACTGCTCTACCTCTACCTCTTACATTAATTTTTTCAGTGGTGCTAGTAATACTACCACTTGTAGTAACATTAGCTGATGACTGTGGGTATTGTTCTAAAGTTAATGTAGCTGTCATTGTGTTAGTCAAATTGTCAAAATCTGGAACTAATTTACTTACTGACATGAGCTGATCACCGTCAGCAATCTCTACAGATCCAGTTTCCAAAAATGCAGTTATGGCTGTGCCATCAGCTTGATTGTTACCTGTCTCATGCTCATAAATCTCAGATGATCCTGCAGTTAATCCTAAAATAGTTGAAACATTTGCAGTAGCCGAGGTGCTAAACTCAGTTGCTATAGGTTGCTCGTAAACATAAGCACCTAGCCAAGTTGTTCTTGGCAAATTAAGTGTATACCATGTACCCTCTAAATAATTGTAAGCTACTGCTCTATCTATTTGTGTTGATGAGCCTGATGCATAATACCAAATTATTTCATTAAATGCTGTATTTAAACCGCAAGCTATTTCATTTCTATTGGTATAACTTATATCATCAAAAACATAATCTTGAACAGAACAAGGCATTTTTTTGACAACACCGTCGTATAAATAAAAAGCGTTATCTGACATCCAATAAGCGACACCGTTTACCTCTACAGCTGCGTGCTGTGCAATTAGACCAGCATTAGCGCCTAGTTGTCTAATACCAAAAGTAAAAGGTGTTCCTATGAATTGTACACCGTGTAATGAAGTATCTGTCCATACAAGTATTTGACCTGATGATTTTACGGCTCCTATAATTTTTGATCCGTCTGTTATTCTTAAAGATCCTGCCTCATTTGTTGCTACAGGTGTGTAATCAGTTGCATCCTCTCGGTCAGAAAAACGAAATAATAAATCATCTTGAGTAGATGAATCACCAATTGTGGTTTCTGTTCCAAAAATCATTAAATGTCTTGTGTCTGTTGAAACAAGGCTAAATCTAGATGCAGTTGGTGCGTTTGATAGTGCAGATGCTCTATTTGACGTGCCTGAAGAAGTATCCCAAATAAAAGTACCACCGTTTAAAGCTGTTGCTATTAGGTCCTCTCCAAAATTATCTAAAGACCAAGAACGTGAATCCAGCACTACAGTTGACGATGATCTGGCGGTATCCCAAGTGCTTAAACTCCATGTTCCTGTGCCCCATCCGTAACCATAAGTTGAATTAGTAGGTCCTACGTTAATTTGATATTTCGCGTTGCCAGATCCACCACCTCCAGATGTTGACCCTGATGCTGCGCTGGTATGAGTAACTGTAAAAGTATTTGCTGTCGGCACTGTAATAACTTCAAATTCTTGATTCATATCAAGACCATCAATTGCAGAAAAAGAGTCAAAAGTAACAAAGTCACCTACAATCGCTCCGTGGCCCGTATCTGTCACGGTTACTGTAGTTGTGCCATTGGTAGTAAACGGATTTGTCAAAGCTTGTGTTTCTCTAATTGGCGTGATGTCGATAACAGATCCGTCTGTGTACAAATATAACTTTCTGTCTGTTCCTAAAGCTAAATATCTTGTGCCATCTAAACTTACCCATGAGTGTGTATCTCTGACCACACCGACAATAGATTTTTGTACTAAAAACTGCCAACCTCCCCATCTTTCTGGTTTACCATAATGAAATCTAACAAAGTCTGAGTCTATATATTTTCGCTCATCTCCAGAAGAATAAGCGGTATCTTGTTTGTCTATGCCAGGTTTAAATTTTAGATCAACTAATTGCATGCAGGAATAATAAATTACTTATTGTTTTGTGGCAAGAATTGAGTTCCAACATTGCCTCTAAATGCATAATTTCCGTAATGTGTCATGCCGCTCATAATATCCGCGTATATTTTACCCCCCATATTCTGCCATAAACGACAAAAAGCATAGTCCTCTGACAAGTATCTTTTTGTTTGTGGTTCTATCATGGTATCAAAAAAGGTGTAATTCCAACTAGATGTTTTGTGATACTCAAATTCTTTGTCATGAGATTGATTAATATGCTGATCGGGAACAAATTTTAATTTTGGGTATTGCTCCGCCATCTTTGAAAATACTTCTCTTTTAACTAACATAAAACCTGTTGGACCATCCATGACTTCTATAAAACCTTTTTCAAGAAGTATATTATTTGGATCTTTTACATTTAAATTGTATTGCAGTGATGACGCTGAAAGTTCATCCTCAGACATATTAGGATTATCTTTAAGTTTTTTCTTTACTTTTATCCAATCTATAGTTTTTCTAGGATAGATGCCCGTTACCACATCTTTGTCATAGTCAAGCATTCTAAAAACTGCTTCTGGATTAAAAGCTATGTCAGAGTCTATAAACAATAAATGTGTGTAATCACCATCCATAAATAATTGTACTAGAGTATTTCTAGCTCTGGTTATTAATGATTCATTGCCAATTGTTCCAAACTGTAATTCTATTTTTTTAGATGCAGCTAAAGAAACAAGTTGCATGCAACTTTTAAAATAATCTGCAGTAATCATGCCACCATAACAGGGTGTGCCTATAAATAATTTATTCATCCTCTTCACTAAAGAATATGTTTAATGTGTATCTAGGAGAACTATCACCAAAATATTGTAAATCACTATGATAAATTTTTGATCCATTAAAAAATAAAGCTCTGTTTTCGACAAACCCAATATGTGCAGATAAAGAATTGTTTTTCATGAAACCAGTGCCATTATTAAGTAAAGGCTCACCTTTTAAAAAAAGAAGAAAATTAGCTACAGTGCCACCATCAGGGTCAATATGAAACAAAGGCTCTTTAGAATTATCCCTAATATGAGCATGTATTCCGTTAGGCACTAAATTTCTATGTGGATAAAAAAATTGTTTGATAAGTTTTATTAACGGGTCGTTTTTATGATGCTCGCCACGAAACGTGTGTCTTTTGCCATATACTTCACCGCCACTCATTTTGACTTCTTGATATTCTATTTTTGTAAATGTATCTTGCAAATCTTCCAGAGTTTTTTGATCCAAAAAATTGTCAACATACATAACAAATTCTGTGTCTTTATTGTGTTGCATAATCCACCTTTAAGTACTCTATCTTTCTAACCCATCCTCTTGGTATTGCTATGGCCCCACCACCATGATTATCATTTTTATCTATACACCAAGAACGCATAATTACAATCTTATCATCATTATTAACAACCATGTAACCAACTTCTTGACACACGGCCAACGGAGCAGCCATTATGTCTTTAATAGGTAACCAACCTGTTTCCATATCTCTAGCGTCCCACCATGTGATCCTTACCATTGGAGACCTAAGTATGTTAAAATCTTTCATCTTCAGTGTATGAATACCATCCAGTAATAATGTACTTCTCTTGCTTTTGACACCTGTTACCACGGTGAGTATGTTGCCAAGAAGCAGGCCATATTAGTGTTAATCCCTTTTCAGGTTTTATTTTAACTTTTTGATACATAAATTCCGTTTCACCACCTTTTTCAGTAATGTCATTTAAATAAGTCATGTACACTAAATGCCTTCTGGCCATAATACCTGATCCTGAATTTTCGTAATGCCATGCTGGATAACCGCCACCAGCTGGATACATTTGAATATTTAAACCTTCAATAAGGCCCCATGCATGTTGACCTTCATCACATTTTTCATATTTATTTTTATATTCTTCTAAAACCAAAGCTAAATTCTGCTTGTATTTAGTAAAGACCTCCCTTTGGTCATCAGCATCAATGCCAATGTCAAAACAATCTTTTGACTCTAAATGCACAGATTTATCAAATCCGCATTTACCTCTTTCCACCTCTTCAGGATGTTCTTCAAAGAATCCAATTAATTCGTCGCATATTTTATCATCCATGTACCAACCACCAATAAAATTATTTTTTTTATTGTTTTTATGTTCTTTCATCTATTATTTGTCCCTTCTTTTAATGTCTAAATTAAATGACATTGATCGACGTTCTTGATTTGGTGTTCTAAACGGATAAACTTCATGGGACAACCAACTAGGAAATAAAAATATATCACCAACTTTTGGTGTTGCTTGAAAATTATGTCCACTAAATTTTGCTGCTTGACCACACATAAAATGTATATCACCAACACATGGAAAATGATCCTCTTTTTTGTACTCTTCCTTAAGATCTGGTGGTATTCTTGTATAAATTACACCTGACAGCTCACCGTCATGTACATGCATTGGATTAAAATCACCAGCGTATTGTGAAACAATCCACATGCTTGATATACTCATTGACCCAACATCATTTATACTAATAGTATCTGAAGCTGGAGGTATTGAAATATATTGTTGAACAATAATTTGCAGTGCGGCTAAGACTGGTTTAAACTCATTTGAATTTAAAAAATCTGGTGGGTATCTTACTTCTTGTTTAACATTGCCCGCTAAATGCATGGAATGATCCCACTCTTTTGCCAAAGCGTTTATTTCTAACAAGTCCGTAGCTTTGTCGTCTAAAATTTTTATTAAATTACTAGGTAGAGAACCTTGCAATATTGTTGGACCAAAAGGTCTTATTGCATTAAATTTAACTTTTTGAGACTCTTCAGACATGCTAACTCCTTTCTAAAACAAATATCTATTGTCATATACCAATAATTTGCCTATAAATATAGGATTAATTGGCTGAAATTTTCAAGACTAGCCTACTTGCCTTTTTACAATCACATATATTGCAATATTAGGAGATTATGCTTAAAAAATTACGTAAAGCAGTAGCAAAAGCCTTACCAGGCGATACTGAAAAATATCTTGGAACAGTCTTAGCATTAGCTACGGGTAATCCGTTGTATGCAGGGATAGGGGCCTTAGCAGATCCAGAAGCAGGTTTTGGTGAAGTAGCAACAGCTGCTTTTTTAGCAAGTCAAGCTCCGGGTATTAAAGGATTTACAAGTGATGCGGCAAAAAAAGGAACGTTCATGGATACAGTTTTAGGAAGAGGTAAGGGCGGAGCTGGCAGTATTGCAGAATTTGTTTTAGGTAAAAAAGCTATGCCCGGAACAACTGCAGGAGGTGCAGGTGCTGACGTTGTAATTCCAGGACAAGCAGCGACTGCAGGTTTATTTGGTGAAGGTGGTAGGTTCATTCCAAAAGATGCAACAGTAGGAGAAATAATTTCAAAGCTCGGAACAGCTGCAGGAATAACAGGTGCTGCATTGTCTCCAACTGGCATCTTTAAAACACAAGAACAAGATGTTGTTGATACAGGATTTCCCGGCACAGATTATGAAGGTAAAGCTTTTAATTTAACACCTGGACAGCTTTTAGATTTACAATTAGGTGGTGGCATTCAAGGTAATTTTTTTGATTTTGGAGGCAACTTAAGAACAGCAGCTGAAGGTGGTATGGCTGAAGAAACTAATGGATTAAAAAGAATGGAGGGCATCATGGGTCTTGCTGATGGAGGCACCACTGAGTTTCCTAGAAAAACAGGTGAAATTAGTGGACCAGGCACAGGCACTTCTGATAGTATCCCAGCTATGTTAAGTGATGGTGAATTTGTTATGACAGCTAAAGCAGTAAAAGGTGCAGGTAATGGAAGCAGAATGGAAGGTGCAAAAAGAATGTATGAAATGATGGATAATCTAGAGAGGAGAGCATAATGGTTACACAAACACAAGTTACAACTCAACTACCTCCTCCGTATATTCAGGACAGACAAAAGGATTTACTAGTTACTTTATTCGGAACACCAAACCTTGATCCGAGTGATCCTAATTTTGTACAAGGGTTAATAAATGTTCCAAGAGATATACCCAAGCAAACTGTTGCAGGGTTCACGCAACCACAGGTCACCGCACAGCAAGCAGTTACACAACAAGGTATAGGTGCGTTTGAACCTTTCATACAAGCTGCAAGCAAAACTGCTGATGCAGCAGGTACAGTTGGTGAGCTTGCAGGACAAACTTTAGCTGGTGGTACAGAGGCTTTCGTACCCACTACAACTAACATTGGTGCTTTTAGAGATCCTTATCAACAATTTGTTACACAAGAGGCACTAAAAGAGATAGATAGACAAGGAGCAATAGCTCAAACCAATCTAGCGTCTGCTGCACAAAAAGCAGGTGCGTTTGGAGGATCAAGATTTGGTGTTCAAGAAGCAGAATTAGCTCGTAATTTAGGGGATATTAAAACACGAAGAGTTTTTGAAGATGCAAGCAGAAATTATCAACAAGCACTTGCCTCGGCTCAAGCAGCACAAGAGGCACAACAAAGACGACAAATAGCTGCTGGACAGCAATTGTCAGGATTGACAGGTCAATTAGGAAATCTTGCTAGAACTCAAGGAGGTATTGGACAACTAAGTCAACAAATGTTTGGTCAAGACATAAGTAATTTATTAGGTGTTGGAGCTCAACAACAACAATTGTTACAAGCTGGATTTGAAGCACAAAGACAAAATCTTGCAGCTCAACAACAAGAACCATTTCAAAGAATTTCTTTTGGCACAGAAGTTCTTGCAGGTCTACCATTTGGTGGTCAAACCATTTCTCAGATACCTGTTACACCAGCAAACCCATTCCTCCAATTTGCTGGTGGTATAGGTGCTTTAGGTACAGGAATAGGGACATTATTAGAGGGCTTAGGCTCTTTTAGAAGAACACCGTAATGACAATTTATAATAGAAGAATGTTTTCTAACGCACCTGAGCGAATGAAAATAAATTCAAGAGGCACGGGTATTACATCAGGATTAGTACCTATTAGGAAATTTAATGGTGGTGGAGTTGGAGTAACTGACAACCCTGACTATCAAAGATTATTAAATTTAGCTCAAGAAATTGTTCCAGAACAAAGAGGATTTTTTTCACAGAATGCTCCAGCATTATTAGATTTTTTTGCTAGATTATCGGCTGCAGGTGCAGGTGGTAAACCAGCTGTTGATGGTCAAAGCACAAACATATTTTTAGATACACTAGGTGGTGTAGCACAAGCCGCTCCTGCTTTAGGTGCAATAAGACCCTACCAAGACGAAGCTGCAAGACTCGCTGCATCTAAATTATTTGAAATTGAAGCAGAAAAAATTGCAACTGAATCGGATGGATTTGTTTTTCAAGATGTAATTGAAAGAGAAAAAATAGATAGAAATGAATTTATAACAGATACTAACACAGGTTTTAGAATACCTAATCCTAATTTTGGAAAAGCTACAGGTGTAGAATTAGTTGCTATTGGCACAAGAGATGGTGAACCAGATTCTTTCTTAATAGGTGATAAATATATTGAGGGCAACGTTGTAACTTTAGGTAACAAAGCCTACCTCTATAATAAATTTGCTACAAATAACGAAGAGAAATTTACTTTACTTGCAGATGCAAACGATAATGAAGGATTTAAAATTAATGAAATTATTAAAGTAGAAAGCGCACAAGATGGATCAGTTCAGTACCAAGCAGTTGGCACTTTAAATGGTAATTTTGAATCAAGACCAATTCCAGGCATTGTGCCAGATGAAAATGACCAAATAATTTTAAATAATCAATTGTATACTAGAACAGGTCCTAATGAACCATATACACTGTCAGTTGATGCAAGAGATACAGAAAAGCCAGAATTTATTTCTTTAGAAAAAACTACTGTTGACGGTAAAACTGTGTTCACAGGTTTCTCTTTTAATAAACAGACGGGCGCAATTGAATCACAAGTATTAGACATTGAGCCTGCAAAAGACGGAAAAATTACAATTAACAATCAAGTTTTTGAAGAGCAAGAGGATGGCTCATATAAACAAATAATCGATGCAAGAACTCCACAATTTGTCTCTTTAGAAAAAACCACAGTTGACGGTAAAGACGTATACACTGGTTTTACTATAGACAATGCAGGTAATATTCAAACTCAAGTTTTAGACGTTACACCAACGACAGATGGTAGAATTACAGTTAACAATCAAGTATTTGAAGAGCAAGAGGATGGCACATTTAAACAAATAATTGATGCAAGAGATCCACAAACTTTTGTTATTAATAATGCTATAATAGAAAATGTAAACGGAACTTACAAAACTGTTTTTGAAGGTGAAGCAGAACCTTCTGAGTTTTACGAAAAAGTAAACTTTATAAAAGAAAATTTAACAGGTCAAATAGATCCTGAAACTAATGAAGTTTATACCGAGGATAAAATAAGAAAAATTCAAGTGGACTATGTTATTAACGGACGTAACACTGGTTTAACTTTAGAGCAAGAAAGAGAGCTTTTGCAAAACACAACTGATGAAGAACTTCTTTCAAAAATTGCACAGAGCACAATTGAAACGATTCAAAAAGATACAGCAAACGCAGCAGAAATTAAACCAAGAATAGAAGCTGCTCTTGCTACTATTGATGATGCTGTTACTAACAGAACATTTAACGTTAGTAGAAACCTTGTTGCAAACTTGCAAAATGATTTTCCTAATTTTTTTGCATCTTTACCAGAATTTGTGCGTACCGGTTTACAAGACTTTGCAGGTGGTAAGGCTGTACCAACTGACGTGTTGATTGCATTAAGTAATGCTTTTACATTAGATACTGCGGCTGGTGGTGCTATTCCTGGAAACTTTAACATGGCAGAATTTGCATCAGTAAGAGAAAAAAATACACTTCCAAACTTTAGTGCAGAATCACAAAAATTTATTTTAGGGTTAAATTTAAAAGATGCAGAAATAAAATCACAAGCTAACGATTATTTAAATGAGTTTTTACAGACTGGCACTATAACTGATTCTGGCAAAGATTCTATGAGACCAGCAGAAGCTGCTGCTTATATACTTGATTACAAAAACAGATCGTACAGAGAGTTTGAGGCATCAGATGAATTTAAAGATGGTATAACACAATTAAATAATCTTGGTGATTTAAAAACGACAGAGTATTTTAGTAAAACTGATCAAGTTACAATTGATAATGAAACTTACGATGTTAAAGATTTAGCAGCAGAAAATAAAATTTTCTTTGTTACCTATACCGATTCAGATGGGGTCTTTACCGGTCTTGGTGGCACTGTGTATGATGGTCCAAAAGGATCAAATAATCAAGCAGGTACACCAAATCAACCTGTTTATGCTTTTGATATGGGTGGTGGTGAACTAAGATACTTTACAGCGGATCAGTTCTAATGGTTACAAGAACTGAACAAATAGACACGGAAGAACTATACAAGCTACCCTCATTAGAAGGAAGTATTACGTTTGGTGACGAAGACTATAAGGGCATTTACGAGGACGTTTTTAAAGATTTTGAACCAAATTTGTTAGATGCTTTTACGTTGCCTTATATGGCAGATTTTATTCCTGGCACTGTCGAATATAAAGTAAGACAACAAGCTAATGCAATTAGAGATCAAAAACTACAAAACAAATTAGCTTATATGGGCGATATTCTTGGCATTAAAATAAATAATGAAGGTTTTAAGTTTACTGATACCATTTTAAAAGCTGATATAACAAGAAGCAAAAGTTTTAACACGAGACGTGAAAAATTTTTAAAAGAATATCCGGACGGAGAATATAAACTTTTACAAATACCAATAAATTCAAAAAAAACAGAATATCAAGAAGTTTTTAGATACCCTGACGAAACAGATTTTAGAATGAGTAATCCATACGGTAGAGACTTAGGTGAAGTAGGTTTAGTGATGGGATATCTTGACCCAGAGGTATTAGCTCTTGAAGGTATTGCAGCTTTTGCAACTAGAGGTCAATCTCTTTTAAGAAGGGCGGCAATTGTCGGAGGAGCAAGCAGAACAGGTTTAGAACTTAAAGATTTAACAGAGAGAATTAGGGGATATGGTGAAAGAGAATATGATGAAGCAAGAGATGAGCAATTTGATTTTTTTAATGATGTTGTTTTTGATGGAGGTCAATTTTTTGAGGCAGCACTAGCTGGAGGCATGTTTGGCATGTTTGAACTTGGTGGTAAATTAATTACCGGGAAAATAAGACCTGGTTTAATAAAAGATGCAGATGCATTAGCTCTAGCTGCAGAAAAGCTAGGTGTAGAACCCTTAACTATAGCACAGTTAGCTGGTAATCCATTTTTAAGAAAATCTTTTTTCCAAGCAAAAGAATTTACTCAAAGACCCGACGTTGTACAAAGAAAACAAATGACAAGTCTTATTGATAGCCTTAACAAATTTGGTGGTAATAGAGAATTGTCACTTGATGAGCTTGTTCAATTAAATCACTCAGTAAAAAGTCAAATGGAAAATATGTTTGACATATTTCCTACGGGCGCAAGAGCAAAGAATGCAAAAGAATTTTTGCCAGAGTTACTAAGAATGTACAACACAAATTCAGATGCAACTATAAAAAAATTAGTTGAAACAGTTAAAAGACAAATAGATGGTGGTAATCCAGCGTCAATAAATTTTTTACCTTTAAAATCAGATGTTCAAAAATTTTTAAATGCTATTAACAAAAAAACCTATGTTCAAGGAAAAGATATAAAAATAAAATTAGAGGGCGGCAATGAAATATTTTTACGTGGTAAAAACGTTCCTGTAGAACAGTTTATTGATCCTAAAGCTTTAAAATTATTAGATGATATAAACAAATTTAGAACAGTTCAAAATTCACAAGGTAAGTTTAAAGGTAATGTCAAATATGGTTTTAAAAATTCTATTCAAGCACTTGTTAACTTAAGAAAAAACGCAACCACTTTAGCTGATAGCACCGATCCAAACACTCAAGTAATAGCTAACATGGTTTTAAATAATGTTAAATCGATTATGCGTGGTGAAAACGATTTGTTTATGGGCAGCGCTCAAGCAAAAGCAGCGTTACGAATGTTAGACTCTCAAATGACAAACGCAGATATTGTCTTACGAAATAACAAAGTAAGGCAAATTATGGCAGGTCAAGGCGATGTAAATGATTTTGTTAGAGCAGCTTTTGATCCTGAAGGTGGAGTAAATGCACAAACTATAAGACAGATGATAAGTAGTTCTGGAGAGGTCTCAAAAGAATTATCTGATAATTTATTTAATGTAGTGCAAAGATTGTTTATCAATGACATTCTTAAAAACCCAGATCAAATATCTACAGCTATAAATAAATGGAGAAAGTTTGATGAAGACTCGTTAAAAGCATACCTTGGTGGTAATTATCGTCAAAAAGTTGCAGACTTATTAAACATTGAAAAACAATATAAAGCTTTAGACAACTCAGTTTTTAAAGAAATAAATGAAAAAGGATTAGCAAACGCAGATCTTGTTCAAGAAGTTTTAAGAAAATCAAAGCCAGGAAAAGGAGGAAAAGCTATAGACGATTTAATTGCACAAGGTGATGGAGCTGGAGTGCCTTTTAAAGAGTCAGTGCGTCAAGGTTTAATACAAAATATTTTATCAAAAACATCTACAGAAGCAAAAGAAGGAGCGGTAGGCACAGTGCTAAATGCTAACAAACTTGTTACTGAATTAGAAAATTTAAAACGTAACGAAAATTTAATGAAGTTTTTTGACAGACCAGAAGACATAGAGATGATAGATAATTTTATTAAGTATGCAGGAAGATTAGGTTCAGGCACTGACGTAGGGGGTGCAATGGCAGGTGGAGCTCAAAGATCTTTACTACAAGAATCCATTTTTGCGCCAGCGAGATTAGTTGAAGTTTTATCTACTTCAATAAGATACGATATATTAGCAGCTCTTTTAGCAAAGGGTGTTAAACCCAATGAACTCGCTCAAATAGTAGATGTGTCTCAATCAGGTGCATTCAATGTATTAAATGTAGCTATTAATAATTTAGCAAAAAGTTATGGTATTGATGTTGACACAGAATATGTTGGTGCAGAATTTTTATCTGAAGAAGAGGTACAAAATTTAAAACCAATATCTTCAATGGGCTCAAGTGATTTTGAACAAAAATCTAGCATACCAACCTCTCAAGAAATAAGAGAAACGCCACTTCAAGAAACATCACAATTACCTGTAAATTTACAAGCACCTGTAGCTTCAAGCACGCTATCAAATGTAAATGTTGCAAGTGCGAACAGAATAAATCCTAATACTGTTGTCGCTGGTCAAAATGTTTTTGGTACTGACGATCGTGTTTTTAGTGGCATAACAAATACAAATGTTGGAAGGCAGATAGTAGCGTAATGGTTACATTTACTTCAAGAGATGATGCAAGAGAAGCATATAGAGCAGGATTATCTGGAGCAAAAGATTTTACAGCTAAATCTAAAGATGCTGAAATTGCTTTTTTTCAAGGAGCTAAAAGCAATATAGAAAACACACAAGGAGATAGACCTGAAGATTTTAAAGATGAGGTTTATGGTTTAAAAACAGGTACCGGTGATGACTACAGTACTAAAATTAAAGTTCTAAAAAGTGGTTTTCAAAAGGATTTAGAAAACTTACAAAATCAAGATGATGCATTTAAATTTTTAAATGAATTTAATAATAGGTCTACATTTGGATTATTAGATAGGGATGTTTTAAATTATATTAAAGCTCCACTGTCAGGTATAGGTGCTTTCACTACAGATCCCAATGAGGGAAGGAATGTTTATCAATTATTAATTAATAAAATGTTTCAAGGTGACAGAGATCAAATGCGAGGGGCTCAACCTTTAGCTCAAGGCGATGTGGCAGGCATGAGAAGACTTGGTAGAACTTTATTTAGAGATCCAAATGTAAATGTGAGCTTTGCTGAAAATTTAAAATCTTTATTACCGTTTGTAACTAATCCTGGTGTCGTAAATATTAGAGACATGCCTGGTGGAGGCATAGCTAACTTACCTCAATTTGGACAACAAGGTTTAGACTTTACAAGAGAACAAGGATTTAGAGATTACGGAGCTACCTTAGAAAACTTAGCAAAACTTGCCGTGCCTGCACCATTAAGAGCAGTTTTAAGTGAGGCAGGTCAAATGGGTGATGATGTACTTTTAACACCGTTTAAGAACTTGTTTAATATTGGCGGTGAAGAAGAAGTTGTTCAAGAAGAACCAGAGGAAAAAAAGAAAAGATTTTTCTTTTTTGGTGATGAATAATGGAAAAAGATTTTAATTTAAGAAATATTGTTTGGCTTAGCATGATACTTGTATCCGCAGGTTCAGTATACGGTATGCTTTCACAACGTGTCACGGCTCTCGAGTCAAAACAAATTATGATGGAGCAAGCTATTTTGGAGGACATACCAGAAATAAAAGAAAGAATAATAAGATTAGAAACTAAAATAGAAATTCTAATCGATGAATTTAAAACAGATTAAAGGAGTAATTAGCGAACAGCTTGTAATCACAGACCTTTTAAAAAAAGGTTTTTTTGTTTTTACACCTTTACACAGGCAATGCCCTGTTGATATTATAGCTATATCTCCTACAGGTAAACTTCATTTATTTGACGTAAAAACACAATCTATTAGAAAATCTGGAATCCATAAAGGTCATTTTATTCGTAGAATTTTATCACCGCTTCAAAAAAAACTAAAAGTAAATTTAGTTTACGTTACTGAGGAAGAGATAATTTATGGCAGTCTCAGATCAGCCACTCTTTAAAATCTTCACCCAAAACTTTTGTAGCAATATTAATTTTATTTCTTAAAGATTTTATTATTTTTTCATCTATTGTTTTTTCTGCTATAAAATCAATATAGGTAACTTTCTTTTCTTGACTAATTCTGTGTGCTCTATCTTCAGATTGCATACGCACTTCTAGATCGTAACTATTGCTAAAATAGATAACAGTGTTACTAGCAGTAAGAGTGAGCCCATACCCTCCGGTTCTTGGATTACCGACAAAAAACCTAAGATCATTCTCTCTATCCTGAAAAGCATCAACGATATTTTGGCGGTCCACATCAAGAGTATCGCCAAAATAAGATTTAACAGATTCTTCTCCGTATCTTTGTGCAATAGCTTTTTCAATTTTTTTAATATCATGCCTGTAAACGGCCCAAATAATGACCTTTCCATCTATCTCCTCCAAAGTATTTATAAGTTCGTTTATTCTATTGTTTTTTAATTCTACGGTTTTACCTTCATCTGTAATTAGATGGCCACACGTAATTTGATGTAGCTTAATCATTTGTGTTAATATTCCAGCTGCAGTAACTGTTCCATTTTCTAAAACAGATAAAGCAAAATTTTTCATTTCAACATAAGCTTTTTTCTGTTCAGGAGTCATTTCAATATAACGCTTAGTATAAACTTTGTCAGGCAAATCAAGACACTCGGATTTTAAAACTCTATAAGAAAATTGATTTAATTTATTTTCTAATTCATCAAGTCTTTGATAATCAACAACTTGTTTAAATGAGTGTGTTGCAACATTTCTACTAATCATAACTGCATATCTATTTTTAAAAGAATAATAAGAAGCAAAACCTAAAAGCTCTGGATCTAAAAAATAACATTGAGTATATAAATCTAACGGACTTTTTGTTACAGGTGATCCAGTTAAAATTCTTCTATACTTTGCATAATTTCTTAAGTTACAAACTGTTTTTGTGCGCTTGGCTGTAGGTGATTTTATTGTTGTTGATTCATCTATTGCCATTAAACATTGTGTGGTCATTAAAAACCTCTTAGCTATTTCTTCACCTTTAGACGTGCTAAAGGCGTCAATGTTAATTAAAAATATTTTAAGATTATCTTGGTCTTTAATAAAACTACTATAATCTTTTAAAAATTTTGTGGACGATGGATTCCACACAATTATTTTATAAGGCACATGCTCTGGCATGTGTGTGGGTATCTCTTGTCTTTCCCAATTCCTATAAACACCTTTCGGAGCTACAATTAAAGCACTATTAATTTTACCTCTATCATGCAACATGGCTATATTATCAATTAAAACTTTTGATTTACCTGTGCCCATCTCCATAAATAAAGCAAAGTTTTCCTTGTTATGACTAGCCCCTAATGCTCTTATTTGATGATCATATGGCTTTGTTTTAAATTTATAATCCATCACTAACCTATTATTATTTCTAATTTGATGTATAATGCTTGCTTTATGTTTAAACAAGAGTTATTTAGGAATTAGAAAGAATGACAGTTTACGTAATACAGGAAGTAAAAGGAAGAAACATTCTTTCAGCAAAGGATTTTGGTGATCTTGAATTATTATTACCTGAGGGTTCTCAGGTTGTTTTAAGTTCGCAGCCAACTATCAATAAGTTGCGCAGAAAACTCAAAAATTTCTGTGATGATGATTATCTTTTGTTGATGGGAGATCCTGTAGCGATGGGTATAGCATGTGCTATTGCATCTGACGTAAATCGTGGTAGAATACAATGTTTAAAATGGGATAGGATGGAATTAAAATACTATCCTGTTAAATTTAATCTATTCGAGAAAGGAGAAATAGATGATTGATTTTGAAAAAGATGTAAATATAGATATTAAAGATGATGCTTTAAAAGATATTAGTGAGTTATCACAAAAATTAGTTGATCTTGAAGAGGAATCAGCTATGCTTGAAAAAGCGTTAAAGAAAGTAAAAGAGAATGCTAGAAAAATTAGTGAAGAAATTATACCTGAAAAAATGAATGAGATGAATTTAACAAGTTTATCTTTAAAAGATGGATCAAAGTTAGAAGTTGTTCCAGCTATTTATGCATCTATACCTGCAAAATATAAAGAGGAGGCTTTCGATTGGTTAAGGGACCACGGTCATGGTGACTTAATAAAGAATCAATTGTCAGCATCTTTTGGGAGAGGCGAGGATGAAAAAGCTGAAGATTTTAAACACAAAGTTTCAGAACTGGGATTACCGGTTCAGCAAAAGGTTTGGGTCGAACCTATGACCCTAAAAGCTTTTGTTCGTGAGCAAGTTACCAAAGGTAACGAAATAC